AGCGTGCCCACCGCGTCATTGGCCGCGCCGTCAGACCAGAAGGTAACAACCGACCCGTCGGACCTCACCGCCGCCGCGGCAACGCCAATAACGTCGCCCGCATGCATCCGCTCGAGCAGACGCTGCAGCTTGTCCACCCCGTCCGGATCGACAGCCTCGCGCCGCGGCAGCAGATACACCAGGCCACCGCCAGCCTTCAGGCGCACCCTACCGATCCGACAGCCCGTCCTCCCCGTCCTCCCCATCATCATCCCCAGAGTGATCCACCACCTCTCCCTCGATAACCGACCCCGGCAAAACACCGAGTTGCTCCATCACATCGCTCAGTAGCAGCTTATGATTGTGCTGAACCTCATGGCGCTCGCGATACTTCGCCGGCCGCCGCGCCTTGAGCATCATCTCCGCCCCGCGCATCGCATTCCCATCGTCCATCGCCAGCGCCTTCTCCGTGACCTTATCCTCGATCCGATCCGTCCCAGCCTCAATCGCCTCATCCCACGCCTCGGCAAAATCCGAATCCTCCGCACGCCACTTGCGAACCGTCGCCGTCGCCACCCCCGCCAGCTTCGCCGCCTTCGTGATCGACCACCCCTCCGCCAACTCTCGGCAAAACGCCGACTGCTTCTCCAATACCCGCCGGCGCTTCAAACCCGCCTCGCGAACCGCCCGTGGAGGAAATTCACCCTCTCCCATCATGTCCCTCCTTCCCGGATCAGCGGTCGCACGGCAGCGATGAACCTCTCCGCATGCCGCCGGTCAGCCTCCGCAACGGCCCCGCCGGTGGCCATGCCGAGCAGAAAGGATCGGGCCGCCCGCACGGGGTCGCAAACCGTCACGCCTTGTCCGATGCGTACCGGGCCGATGCCGTCCAGCATGCCAGCCTCAAGCCACCCGCAAAGCACAGCCGAAATATCCTCCATCAAATTCTATCTTCCCTAAAACCCATATCCAAACGATATAGCCCGTAATCGAACAGAGAAGACCACTCAGCGGCGAAGATACAAAAACCGCCCTCACCCCCATCCTACCCCCATAGCGCTAATCCTGACCCACTCCCCATCCCAATACGGCCATGCCAGCCAGAATGTAAACACCCCAAATCGAACCAGACCAGAAATTTGGGGAGGGCAATGGGTCCTCCGCCGCCGCGAAGACGGGGTGGCTTTGGGGGTGGGGGGGTCGGTCGCCATGAAAAAACCTTAAGGTTGAGGGGCTTAGGCGCATAACCGCCATTATGTTAAATTTATTCCCCTTGTGGATCAACGACTTAGCCTCGCTGGTACAGCGAGACGCCCAAATCGCCCTAATTAACCGCAGAATCCCGCCGGGTTTAACCAGAACGCCGCAACCTGTGCGCTTCCTCGCCATCATGCATCCGCCCTGAAAATCAATCGCTTAGCCGCATGCAGCAGCGCTCGGGCATCGCCCGTCGTTTCCTCCGCCGCCTGGCAAATCTCGGCCGCGCTCGGGAAAAACCTGCATCTCCTCAGGCATTTACGCCGCGCGTCGTCGAGCGCCCATGCCGGATAGCCCGCCAGCACCTCGGCGTACTGCGCCTCGAGCATCGCCCACTGCCGGTCGCCCATGTCCCGCCGAGGCGGCAGCGCAGCCGCGAGCATGGCCAGCACGTCGAGCGCCTGGCCCTCCCTGCAGCCGGCGAGGCTGGCCTCGAGCTCGTCCGCCGTCCTGCGGATCTCGCCGAGCTCGTTCGCCGACAGGCTCGGCAGGTCGAGGAATCCGAGGCTATGCGTCGCCTCGAGCCGCTTGCGCACGGCGCGCGGCGGCTCGTAGGGCTGGGTTGGTGTACTGGCTCGGCTCGAGTGGGTCGTCAGGTGCTGCGCCATTGGCGTTCCGGTCCTGTGGTTCGGGGCGTAGCGGGAATAATCCGATCCATCCCTGGGTGATTGATTGCTCGATGACGGCGTCTGGCGGGTGGCCATTGTCGCGCAGTTTGGCGAGTGTCGTCAATTGCCGCTGGGCTGTCGAGATCGTGAGTTTTTTGCGCTTTTCCCGGCGATACTCTGCCCAATCGCACCAGGCCATCAGGGACAGGCCGTCCGGGAGCTCGAGATTGCGGATTTGCTCGTCTGGTTTGGTTTGCGATTTCTTTTTTTTCGCCGGATTGGTTTTTTTTGGCGGATTGTCGGATTGACGCGTGGGTGACGCGTCGCTGTCGGCGTGGGGGGGGTTATGGGGGGGGTTCTGCTCTGTCTCTTCCTCTCCCTCTGTCTCTCCCTCTATTCTAGCATCTGCTAGCGTTTTGCTAGCATCCGCTTGCATCGTGCTAGCGTCTGCTTGCACCACTTCCAGAAAACCGCGATTTATCAGTGGCTTAAGGTCAGGTAGGGTATTGAGGTAAGCGGCCCGCTGCAGGTATTCCGGGTCGGCATCGAATGTCCCGTCATCGTCGCCGGTCTTGGCGGCGATCAGCATGCAAGCGATTGCTAGCACGCGCTCCGAATCGCTAGCGGAGACCCAGTCGCGGCTCGTTAGTAGATCGCCGTGCAGCTTTATCCATGGTGGATTGCGATTTGTGTAGTGCTGATATCTTCGCCAATTGCGGATTTTCAGACGCATGATCGCCTCTCAAGGTTCCCCTCGCCGTGCTGACAATTGCCGGAGATGGCGCTGGCGCGCTCGGGCTCACGACAAGGGGAAGCTTCAAAGGTCATCTTGGGTCTCCGCTCGGCTTGTCAGGGCCTCCGCGCATGATGCGCTCGCGCTCGCGTGCTGTCAATGGCTATCGGGGCGGCAGTCCGTGGCGCGCACGCCCGCCGATGGGCCCGCCGATCTGGCCGGCCTGCGAGCGCTGCTCCTGCAGCTGGCGGCCGTGCTCGACCTCCGCCTCGACGCCATCGACGGTGAGGCGCTCGCCGCGCTGCTCGATCTTGCCGGCCTCGAGGAGCCGGTCGATGAGCCGGCCCGCGCGCCTGGTCGAGCAACCGAGGATTTGCGCCAGATGGCGATGATCGCGCGGCGCCGAGCCGCCATGCACGTACATGAGATCGAGCAGGATCGTGTACGCGCCTATGACGTCCGGCCCGAGGCCCTGGACGTGCTGGATATAATCGCGCGGATAGTGCCGGTACGATTCGACGCCTCGACGTCTGGCCATGGTCTTTCTCCTGCTGCTGCGGGCCGCAGGATATGCCGCCGCAGGCGGGCCCGCAAGGCGGCGCCGAAAAAATATGACGAGGTGGCGCATTTTTTGTCTTGACTTATACGACAGGATGGCATATATATGGGGCATCAACAGGGCACTGCCTCACAGATGGAGAGATGATGATGGCACGGTTTCTCGACTCAACGATCAAACGCACCGACACTAATACAGTGGTGTTGACCTATAATGATCCGGATTGTCCGGGTGCGCGGGTTACACGCGCGTTTCATTGCCCGGACGGCGGCGGATATGTCGTGGAGCTCATACCCTGCCGCGATCTAATGGGCCGCATGTCGGTTGAGCATCGACAGGTCACGCGCCCGCTTGGTTATCGTGGCGCAACGCTGCATGTTTCGTCACCCGATGATTTGGAGCGCGCGATCCGTTCTGGCTGGAAACAAACGGCCGCCGCGTGGGCAACTGCCATGCCATATTTGCAATAGGAGAGAGAGAGAGAGAGAGAGACGACATGACGCATCGACCCCTGACCCCCGAGCAGGCCATCGCACGGCTGGAAGCGTGGGCTGAGTATCACCACGCGGCCGCCATGCGTTGTCCGGACGACGAAACCTGCCGCGCGCACCAAAACCAGCGCGACAACTACCGAGAGATCGCTGAGTGCATGAAACCGGATGATGCGCAATGACCCCTCCTATGCCTCATGAAATCCAGCGCCTCCGTCATGCCGCGGGGCTTACGCAAACCGAGGCCGCCGAGCGTGTCCATACGAGCCTGCGCTCGTGGCAGCGCTACGAGAAGGGTGATCTGCCGATGCCGCCGGCGATGTGGGAGCTGGCGCAGTTCAAGATTCGTCCGAAAAAAGCATTCTCGGCCCGTCAAAGTGCAGATTAACCGTACCGCAGCGGCCGTGCCGATGCTTGGACACGATCAGCTCGGCGCGGTCGCGCGCGAGCAGCATCTGCTGTTCCCACGTTTCGCGCTTGGCCGCGTCGGTGGGCTCGGCATGCCTCAGGTAATATTCCTCGCGGTAGACGAACATGACGAGATCGGCATCCTGCTCGATGGTGCCGGATTCGCGCAGATCGGCGAGCTGGGGGCGCTTGTTGTCGCGCTGCTCGACGGCCCGGCTGAGCTGCGACAGGGCGAGCACGGGCACTTCCAGCTTCTTCGCGAGCGCCTTGAGCCCGCGGGTAATCTCGCCGATCTCCTGCACGCGCCCCTCGCCCCGCCGGTCGCCGCCGGACAGGAGCTGCAGATAATCGACGACGATAAGCCCTGCCCTGCCCGCGCGATGCATGCGCTGGGCCCGCGCCGAAAGCGCGGCGATCGACAGCGCCGGCGTGTCGTCGACGAACAGCGGCAGCGAACGCGCCTCTTGGCCCGCGCGCACCACCGCCTCGCAATCCACCATGTCCATGCGGCCCGTGCGCAGCGATTCCGCCGCCACACCCGAGCGCGCCGCCAGCACGCGGCCGGCAAGCTGATCGGCCGCCATCTCCAGGCTGAAGAAGGCCACCGGCGCGCCGTGCTCGCCATGCTCGCCATGGGCCGCCTGCGCCGCCGCCGCCGCCATCGAGACGGCGAGCGCCGTCTTGCCCATCCCCGGCCGGCCGGCGAGCACGATCAGGTCGGTGGGATGCAGCCCGCCGATGATGTCGCTCAACGATCGCAGCCCGGTGGTCACGCCCGACAGCCGATCCGGATCGCGGTACGCCGCCTCCATGCCCGCGACCGCGGCGTCCACCGCCGCGCCCATGTCGACGAACCCGCCGCCGCGTCGCTCATGCTCGTTCGCGAGCGCATAGAGATCGGATTCCGCCCGTTCGAGAAGATCGACCGCGGAAGTCGGCGACTCCGCCTCACCCGCCGATGCGGCGACATCCTCGCCAAATTCGATCAGCCGGCGCCGAACCGCAAGATCGACGATCGACTGCGCATAGTCGCGCGCCCCGATGATCGTCGCCGCCGCCGCCGCGAGCCGTGCGAGATAGGCGCCGCCGCCGACATCCGCGAGCGCCTCGTCGCTGTCGCAGGCCGGCTTGAGCTTGATCGGGTCCGCGGTGTGGTCGCGGTCGATCAGCCGCAGGATGGCCTCATAGATGCGCCGATGGGCCGGCTCGAAGAAATGCTCGGCGCGCAGGAAATCGCGCACCTGGCCGATGACCTCGTTGTTGACCAGCGCCGCACCGAGAAACGCCTGCTCGATCTCGAGATTGTGCGGCGGCGCACCATCCATGGCGTCGGCAGCCACGTCAGCCATCGGCCGCGGTCTCGACCGGGCCGAAAATGTCGGGGCGCAATACCTCGCGCGGGATGCCGATTCGGCGTTCGAGATCAACGGCACGCTGCGGCGAGATCCGACCCCGCTCCCAATGCAGCACCGCCGAGCGATGCACGCCGAGGCGGCGCGCCAGCTCGGACATGCTGATCCCCTCGGACAGGCGGTATGCGGTCAGCGGATGGGCCATGCACACAGTGTTGTGCATGGATCAACGGTTGTCAATTTTTTTGTTGACATCCGTTGCGAGCCGCTCAACACTCTGGGCATGATCAATCCAAGGAAGCAACCATGAGCGAAGAATACAAAATCGATGACGATGTGCCGATGCCGAGGCGGCGCGGGAAATATCCGTTGGGCGAACTCGATGTCGGACAATCATTTTTCGTGCCTGACGCCAGGACCGACCAAAGCCAGTTTGGCGACGGTCCGGTAATCGTACCAACCGTATCGGTTTATGGTGCCCAAAATGGGAAAAAATTTACATGTTTACGGCGCACCGAAAACGGTGTCGTGGGCGTGCGCGTTTGGCGTAAGGAATGACAGGGGTAAGTGCGATGTTGATGATTCTTGGCGTATTTATAGGTGCAGCTATTGCCGCCGCCGGACACTTTTTCATGTTCGTCTGGGTTGCCGACGAATTCGGAGAACGAGTTTTCGTTGTGGTATTCGTGCTGTACTTTTTTGGCGTCACGATGGCGGTTTTCTCCCTATCGTCCGAGGTCGAATGCGACTGGATTGTCTGCAAAGACGTGACGACTGAGGCTCGCCAACAATGACCAGTCCCTATCTCAACCGCCCCCTCCGCACCCGCGAGCAGGCCGAGGCCGACATCGCCGGGCGCGGCATCATCCTCTGCATGGTCTGCGGGCACGTCGGATGCCGCGGGCAGTGCCGGAGCCGGGCGACGGACCGCCGGCGCCAGATTACTACCATAGGGAGACATTGGCGGCCCGGCCATGTCCTGCCCGATCCCGTGCACACCCGACCGCCGGTCAAGTGCAGAAATCCACTTGCCAGATGGGCGCTCGCCGTCGGGGCCGCCGTCGTGCTCGGCGCGATGCTCGTCCATTTCGCCGCGGGACTGTTCGCCGGCATGATGCTTTGGGCAATCGCCGGCCTGCTCTATTGGAGAGAATGGTGATTACGAAAGAGCAGCAGGACGCCATAGCGGATTATCTCGCCGAGCATTATATACCGGCCGGTTTTGGGATCGATCCGATTGTCGCGATCAACCTTGCCTTGACTGGCGAATGTACGAACAAGATTCCCGCATGTATGTCGGAAGTGGTTGGGCGATGGATTGTTGTTGTTCAGGACGCCATGCCCGACGATATACGCAATGGCGAACGCTGGAAAGCGCTCCTGCCGCTCGCCGCCGGCACCGGCCGGGAGCATGAGCGTGAGCGAATGGACATCATTCTCGATTGGATGTGGTCCGTGGTCCTGCCTGATCGCCAGGCGGTAGCCGATGCCCGCGGATTTGGCGACGAGTGGCGCACGATGTGTACCGAGCGGACGGAGGCGGCCGCAAAGGTTGTTACAGGGGCTGTGTGGGTTACAAATGCCGGACGGGCCGCCGCTGACACCGCAGACGCCGCGTGGGCCGCTGCACGGGATGCCGCAAAGAATGCTAAAAGGGGCACCGCAGAGGCCGTCGCATGGGCCGCCGCAAATGCCATTGCATGGGCCGCCGCAGGGGCCGCAGGGGCCGCCGCAGATGCCGCACGGGCCGCGGCGTGGGAGCGATACGACCCGTGCGGGCTGCTGGAGCGGCTAATCAAAGTGAGACGGACATGACCCACTCGCCCACCGTTCTTGGCAAGATCATATACGCGGACGGCAGCGAGGAATCTGCGTGGAAGGCGCTTGAATTGGCGGCGGACGAAGAGCTTTTGCTTGCCCGCGAGCGACCCTATTGTCGCGGCGAGTCCACCACGGGCGAGGAGATAGACGCCGAGCTGCGCAAGCGTTGGCGCGCCAATATCGTCTCCTCCATGCAGTGCCGGGCCAACGCCGAGTTGACGCGCTCAGGCTGGCCCATGCAGGATGCGTGGGATAGCTGGTGCATGGAGCAGATCAAGAGGATGGATACCATGTCTGACGAAAATTCCGTCGATCCGACGCGATTGGAGTCGGCATTGAAGCGCCTTGACGAAGCCTATGACCGGGTCGAGCGAGCGCTCGAGCGGATTGAGAAAATCGAGAAGGAAATGAAGCGATGACGGAGTATACCCCCGGCTTTTACGACAACATGCCCGAGCCCGTCTATCATGCCGATCCGTGCCCCGAGCCATCGCTGTCGTCGTCGATCGCGAAGCTGTTGATCAATCGTACACCCCTCCATGCATGGTGCGCCCATCCCCAGCTCAACCCGGATCACGAGGCCGAGCAGAAATCGGAATTCGACTTGGGCCGCGCCGCACATGCCCTGCTGCTCGGCACGCCGTCGGATTTCGTGGTCATCGACGCCGACAGCTACCGCAGCAAGGCCGCGCAGCAGCAGCGTGACGATGCCTATGCCGCGGGCAAGACGCCGCTGCTCGCCGATAAGCACGAGCGCGTCATGAACATGGTCGCGGCCGCCAAGCAGCAGCTCGCCCACCACGATGACGGCCGGTACATGCTCGACGGTGACGGCGCGAGCGAGGTGACGGCGATCTGGCGCGAGGGCGAAGCCTGGTGCCGGGCCCGCGCGGACCGCATCGCCGGCGGCGACGAGATCATCTTCGACTACAAGACGACCGGCGGCTCCGCGCATCCCGATCAGTGGGGCGCCGTCACCGCTTGGCAGGCCGGCTATGACGTCCAGGCGGCCTTTTATCGCCGCGGCTGGCACGCGCTCATTGGCCGCAAGCCCGCCTTCGTTCTCGTCGTCCAGGAGACCGAGCCACCCTACGCGCTGTCAGTGCAGCAATTCTCGGGCGACGCGCTGGCCGTGGGCGAGGCAAAGGTCGAGCACGCGATTCAGCTCTGGACGCTGTGCATGGAATCCAACCATTGGCCCGCCTATCCGAACAAGACCTGCGTGATTTCTCCGCCGTGGCGCCATGCCAGCGAATGGATCGACGAGGACACTGGCGGGCCGCGCAGCACCGCGCGCGAGGATCTGCTCCGGAGCATGAGCGAATGGCAGGCGCCATGACCTTCAATTTCAAACCCGCCGTCCGGGAAAAGACTTCGCTGCTGATCGCGCTTGCCGGCGCCAGCGGGTCGGGCAAGACGCTCTCGGCTCTCAAACTCGCCCGCGGATTGGCAGGCGAGGGCGGCAAGATCGCCGTGATCGATACCGAGGCCGGCCGCGCGCTTCATTACGCCGACGAGCATCGATTCGACCATTGCGACCTGATGCCGCCTTTTACCCCGAAGCGCTACACCGAGGCCATCGAAGCCGCCGACAAGGCCGGCTACGATGTCATCGTGATCGATTCGATGTCGCACGAATACGAGTCGTTTGGCGGCATCCTCGAGTGGGCGGATCAGGAGCTGGCCAACGGCGTGAAATCGCCGAAGAACTGGGTGAAGCCCAAGACCGCGCACAAGCGCATGGTCAATCGCCTGATCCAGATGCGCGCCCATCTCGTCATCTGCCTGCGCGCCGAAGAAAAAATGGAAATGCGCGAGGATAAGGACGAGCAGGGCCGCACGCGCATGATCGTCATCGCTGCCGAGCAGCGGCCGATCGAGGAGCGTTGGCATCCAATCTGCGAAAAGCGGTTCATGTACGAGATGACGGTCTCGCTGCTGCTCGTTCCAAGCAATCCCGGCGTGCCGATTCCGATCAAGCTTCAGGATCAGCACAAACCCGCGTTTTCGGACGGCCAGCAGATTTCGGAGGACTCCGGCGCGTTTCTGCATCGTTGGGCGTCAGGCGGCAAGGCCGAGCCCGCCGACCGCACGGACAAGAGTCTCGAGCTTGTGAGCCGGGCTGACGAGGCCGCCGGGCGCGGCGTTGAGGCGTTCCGGTCGTTCTGGCGCAAGTTGCCGGCTGCTGACCGCGAGACTATCCGTGCCAGTCTGCCGTCGTTCGAGAAGAAGGCAAAAATCGCGGAGCAGGGAACCCCCGAGGAGGATGATCCATTTGGGTTGCCGCCGCAGCAAGAGGAGAAAACGGAATGAACGAGATCGTCCGCACCCCCACGAAAGCGACTGGAGGCATCACCGAATCCGAACGCGCACGCATGGACGAGATTACGGCGGAGTGGATCAGCATTGCGATGTCCACCGAGCCGTGCGACCGCGCCGAACTGACTCGCGCGATCCATGATCTCTATGCCACAGCAAATCTCGACAGGCCCCGCGTCGTCATTGTGCCGTCGCCACTCGTGATGGCATTTGCGTATGGGGCGGCGGCGGCAATTTGGCATGAGCGCAGCGATTCCGCCGCTACGCGCGCCGCTACGTTCACCGCTGCGTTCACCGCTACGGCCGCCGCTACGGACGCCGCTACGGCCGCCGCTACGTTCACCGCTACGGACGCCGCTACGCACGCCGCTACGCGCGCCGCTACGTTCACCGCTACGGACGCCGCTACGGACGCCGCTACGGACGCCGCTACGTTCACCGCTACGGACGCCGCTACGGCCGCCGCTACGGCCGCCGCTACGTCGTACGGCGAAGCTGGCGCTCAACAAGCCTGTAAAGATCTAGCCGGGGAAGTTGGACTAGAGTGTGCACGACGATGGTACACTGTCTATCAAGGTGGAACATTTTGGGCGTCACTTTGCAGCTTTTACCAAGCCGCACGAGACGTGCTCGGCCTGGATTTGCCGAAATTCGATCCATGGGAGCGCGGCGCGCGTCACGGAACATTTCGTGTCATGCACGAAAAATTCTGCATAGTCAGCGACTTCCCGGAAATCTTGCGTGTGGACGAACAAAACCGTCCTCACTCAGAGGTGGGGCCATCGCATCGTTGGCGCGACGGCTGGTCGCTATATCATTGGCATGGCGTTCGTGTGCCGGCTCATTGGATCGAAAATCGCGCAGGCCTTGATCCGCGCGAAGTGATCGCCGCGGAGAATGTCGAACAGCGGGCGGCCGGCGCACAATTGGTCGGCTGGCCAAAGATGCTGGACGTGTTGGACGCCAAGACCATCGACAAGCATGAAAATCCGTTGATCGGAGAGCTGATCGAGCTTACGCTGCCCGGCCTTGACAGGCCTGGCCGATTTCTCAAGGCTCACTGTCCGCGCAACGGTACGATTGTCGAGGGCGTGCCATACGAATCCGATATCGACGGCAAGCCGATCGATACGGTGATCGGGGCGCAGGCCTGGCGCCTCGGTGACACAGAGAACAACTACAGACCGCCTGAAATCAGAACCTGAAGGAGACAGACATGACGTTTCGTGCAGCACAGGGCGAGGTCAACATCCGCCGGATTGAGCAGGTGCCCAAAGGAACCCCCCTTGGCAAAATGCAGCCCGAGAACGGTCGCTACATTCTGGGCCACAGCGAAAGCGGCCATCACCATGTGATCGACGCCGCCGGCGCAACGGTGATGGAGCAGCCGGGTGCTCCGGCGGGGATGCGCGTGCTCTATGCCCTGCTCGACGAGCCGAACGCTCTCAAGCAGGACGCAGCGTCGCCGCATGAGGAGATCGCGCTGGAACCCGGTCTTTATGAGGTTCGCATCTCGCGCGAATACAATCCGTTTGCCGAGCAGGCGCGCCGGGTCGCAGACTGAGATCGAGGGCTGCCTCATCATCAACGGCGCTCGGGGCCGTCGAAAGCCGGGATCGCTAAACCGTTCGTCCCTCATGAGATTCAGCGGGCGGTGGTGCGCAAACCGCGAGGCAGGGTAACTTATTTCACGGAAATTCCGGCAGCCCCGAACTAACCACCTGCGGAGTCGCTCGCAACGTCTTCCTCGCACGCATGCACGGCGCCCTGGTAATAGGTCAGCGCTTGCCGGAGCGCGAGAATCCGTGCTTCTGCCCTCACCGCGGCCCACTCGATGTTGGAGTCCGCCGCGGCAAAGTCGGGCCCCTCGACATCCCGGGGCGCAATCGGACACATAACGGGAACCTCTACGGTTACTTCCTGCGTCCGATAGACGACGGGCGGTTCGCGGGACGCCGCGCAGCCCGTCAATATCAGCGCACCAAGTGCTGCCGCCCACGTTCGCATTGCTCAAGCCTTTCCTGCATCGTCTCGGGAACCGCGGTGCGCTCGATCGAGGCTAGGCGCTCGGTCAGGGTGCGCTCCGCCTGCTCGGCCTTTTGCCGCGCCTCTTGTGCCAGCTCGGCTTGCCGCGAGGCTGCTCGACCAAGCGCCCGTTCCCGCGCCCGTGTGGCACGGTTCTGCGTCTCGATTTCGAGGCGCAATTGCTCGCGGTTGCTTTCGACCACTGCCTTGGCCTGCTCGCAGGCGCGCAGCTCGGTTTCGAGCCCGTCGATCCGGCCGTGCAGCGTCCATACGTAGATGCCCACGGCCAGAACCGCGATACCGCCTGCTGCTGCTGCATATCCTCCGATCATCGCATCATCCTACGCCATCGCACTATCCGGCGCCAATATTCGATCGTCTCGGCCGAATTTTGCCCCGTCACGCATGGCAAGCATGTCATGATGGCCTCATACCCCGCAGGGTCGCCGCACGCGCTCTGAGCGGCCAGAATATTGCCCAGGCCGGCATTGTAGCTGGCGGCCGCGAGCGCATGCCGATCCGGCATATCCGGCCGCGGGGCCGACCACTGGGCACGCAGTCGCGCCATGTAGAATGCGCCGGCGTCGATCGCCCACCGGGCATGGTTCGGCGGCACGCCCGCCGGGATGCCGAGCTGCCGCTGCATATCGGCCCAGGTTCCCGGCATGAATTGGGCGAGCCCCCGCGCGCCGACCGGGCTCCGGGCAGCCGGGTCGAGACGACTCTCCTGGTAAAGCTGGGCCTTCCACCACTGCCACTCGGGCCAAGGCCACCATTTCCGGGCCGACTCGCGGATCTGCGCATCATAGCGGTCAGGAAAGGAACGAGGCTGCGACCACGCAGATGCCGACAAAACGAGCGCCGAAATAAAGAGCAAGCGCCAAATTTTTATCATTGCACATCTCGTTGTAAGCAGATTTAAAGTCGCGCCCGGAGAGCTTGTCGAGGCCGCGTAGCACCAACCATCCGACCCCGATGGCGAGCACGAAATAGACGATGTTGAGCAGAAAGGCCGAAAACGCATAATCCATATCCGAATCTCCTCTAAATCTCGGCGCAGGCGGGCCTGTTCCATTCGCGCCCCGTAAGCTCCAGGTACCGGGCCTCTTCCTGTCGGAGGCGGTAGAAATAGAACCGCTTGGCCTGCTCGTTGTTGTCGCGGATCGCCCGGCAATGTTGCCGGCGGTATTCGAGCAGCACCTTGTCTATCGAGGATTTGACGAAGCGTTCGAGCGTGTGCTGCACCTGCTCAACCTCGCGCGCCTCGGCATAGCCGGACACTCCGGGCACCAATCCCTTGGTCGCGACCACATGAAAGCTCATGATGGCTGTCATCATCAGCACCGAGCCTGCGATGACGAACCGCCAGGTTTTCACCGCCCGCGGGCTCGCATCGCTGTCGGGCGGCGCCAACGCCTCGACGATCGTCTGGACGGCATTGCGGATCGTCATGGATCAAACCCCTATCGCCAACCAGTTTGCGCTCAATGTCAGGTCGGTGCCGTTGTGCAGAAGGATACTGGAAAGCGACGAGCCGGGCCCGGCGCCGAAGCTGGCACCTTGGTTCGGCAGCGTCGTCGCGGTGGCGAACTGGACGAGGTGAGTCGATGTAAAGGGCGTCGGCAGGCTTACGTTCCGGCTTTCGTCCTCGGCCATGCTCGATTCCGTGCCCCATTGGACGATCAGGCCATTGGTGAAAGTGATGAAGCCGGGCGAGGCGTTCGATCCACTCAGCGCGCCCGATACCGCCGCATCGACGAAAGTCTTGATCTTGGCGGCATCCGGGACGAGCCCGGTCGTGCCGCTGTCCATCTCCGCCTGCGTCGCCAGCTCCACCGCCCCCTTCGCGGTTTCGCTCGCGGACGGCAGGCGCGAGGGATCAAAAATGCCGGAAACGATCTGCGCGGTATCGATCTGGATGCCGCTCGTCACGCGCGCCACCGTCGGCACCGCGTCGGTCGCAACGCCGGACTGCATCTCGGAGGCGGTCGCGAGCCGCACAAGGCCGGCGCTGGCCTCGCTTGCGACTGGCACCACGGCGCCGGACACGTCCGCCGTCCACACCTCCTCGCCGCCGATCTGGAAGAGCGCGGTGTAATCGGTGTCCTGCAACCAGATATCCGGCATTCGCGCGCCGGCTTTGGTGACGACCGGGTTGCTGTTCGGAATCGTCAGCGCCGCGTCCTGGAAAGTGTCGAGCTTCGTCGTCGTGCCCTTGGAGAAAAAGGTCAGCGTGCCGTCTGTGCGCGCCACGCCGGCGTCGTCGAGCGCCTGGAAGATGGGATTGAAGAAGCGGGTGCTCATCGGGCGTTCCCTTCGCTATCGGCCGCAGCCTCGTCCTCTCCGCGCGCCGCGGCCAGAAGCGCGGCCATCGTCGTGCTGTTCGGCCGGCCCGGTAGGATATCGTCAGGGCTGACAGCTCGTTCCGCCTGCCGGCGGGCTGTGCCGCGCCCGATCCCGCGCCCAACGGATCGGCCTACCCCTCCCCCGAGACTTCCAAATCCAATGCCGCCGCGCTGGAGTCCGATGACAATGCCGAGCCGACTCAAAAGCGTCGTCAATTTGTCAGAGAACTCCTGCGTATTCAGCACCCGCTCGGCGCGCTGGGTTTTGAGGGCATCGTCACGGAATTTTCGGAGGGCCGCGAGCTCTTGCGGCGCAAAGACTTCGCGCATGACGCTCTCGTTTCGCTCCATCGCATCGTCGAGCGCACGCGCATATCGCCCCGGATCGAATCCGCCGTCGCGCATGGCGGGGCGCACAAGCCGGCGCAGCGCGAGCTGCTTCAAGGCGCTGTCGATCTGCGAGGGATCATCCACGGCCGTGCGCATACGCCGGATCACATCCGAAGCCGTCCTTTTTCCGAACAACCGCCCGGCTCCGAAAACCGCATTCACGATCTGCTCGTTGGTCGCCCTTTTTTCGACGATCTGCTCGATGATCTTGCCGGCTTCATCCTGGATCGTGCGGCCCGATGTCGTTCGCGTCGGGCGAGCCTCGAAGCGGTCGCCAAATTCTCGCCGAACGAGGCGGGCGCTCTTCAGAGCTTCAAGGGCTTGTGCATCTCCCTCGAAAAGCGCCTTGTTGAACACGTCATCGAGAAAACCGTCGAGCTCCTTTTTGATCAGGGTCGCGCCCAATCGGTCCTCGCTGTTCGGCGCAGCATTGATCAGGCGGCCGATGACCTTCCTTTTCGTGTTGATTTCCTCAAGCGTGCGGGCTGTCATCGATCCTTCGGCGCCGGATTTCGGGATCAGGTCTTCAATTTGACGCATCGCCCTGTCGGTCGAAGGAAAAATATCAGGATCGATGATGAACCCCCTGTTCTTGAGGCGCTGGCGCACACCGCCGAGCAACGCCAATCCCTCGCTCAAAACGCTGGCCTGATGACGGGCGGCTTCGTCGAAAGCTTCATCGACCGCGAGAAGCATGCGTTGCGCACTTTCGCCTATCTCTTCGGCGATGATGCCTCCGCCCTCGCGTTCGCCGCCGATCACCGGCGCCTTGCCGGACGCGGCCAATTCCTCCTGAAGCTCGTTCGTGATTTCGCGGAGCCGCTGCGTTTGGCGCTCGTCGAAATCGCGTATGATCTTGCCGGCCTCATCGCCGCGTGTCCGCAGATTTTCTTCTCGTATAAGCTGCCTGGGGTCTCCCTCACGCTGACCTTTCGTCAGCGGAATGTCTCTTTCGGCGCCGGTCGCTCCCGGTTGCTCGCGAGCACTGCGCCTGACAATCCGCGAGAGACGATCTGCGAAGAACCGGCCAATGCCGATGCCGAGCGATACGACAGGCTCCAACGCAGCCCCTGTGCCGGCCGTGATGACGGCGCGAAGCGGATCGATTCCCTGTTCCGAGCCTTGCGGGATCGCGGCAACATCTTCCGCGACGGAAGTCGCGCCGGCCCCTGCTCCGGCCAAGGCAGCCCTGCTCAGAACTCCTTGGCCAACCCCCGCAAGCTTTGCCGCCGGCAGAAATTTCACAACCTCCGATCCCAGATCGGCGAAATCCTGCAGAGAGAGCCCTGGGGCGTTCAGGAAAGCCTGCCGGCCATCCGGCAAATTGACCACGGTATTGCCGTGCTCGTCCCGGTCAAATGTCACGCCCGGCACATTCTTCCTGATGATGTCTTTGCGTGCTTGGATGTCCGGAGTCGTGAAGAACCCGGCTGCGATGGCGAGGTCGCCCATCTCTTTCGGTGCCACATCGCCCAATGATCCAAGCTCGGGCAGATCGCCACGGCCGCGCGTGCGTCCGGTCACGAAATCGACGGTGGACTCGACAATGCCGCGGTCGTCATCCGGCTCTACCACGTCGTCATCGGCACCGAAAGCAGCCGTCTGCTCGACAACCTTGTCGTCCGTGCCGAATTGCGGTTGCGATGCCATTATTTCTTCTGCCTGATGGTGCCATCGGGATGACGATAAAGCAAACCGGATGGCAGCGCTTCATATTCTTCGGGCGTCGAAATGAGCGGAGTGGTCTCCGCCACTTTTTCGTCGCTAGCTTGCGCGTCGCGCGCGTCCGCTGATCCACCGCGAAGATTTTCAAGGCCAAGATCGCCCTCAAACGACCGACCAAGCCGACTTTCGTAATTGAGGCGAAAATTCCGTGCCGTTCGCTCCGCCACGTCGCGCAAGACCACAGCGAAAGCTCTGGGGTCGGCAGCGCTGGCGCCGATCTCGCCGATGAAGCGCCGAACATCACGATCGGATACACTTCGGCCAGTCTGCCCCGAGGCTGCGGCGGCCTGGAATGCCAGCGAGGTAATGATCGACTGCATCCGCCGGTTCTGAATGCCCAGCTCGTCGAAGCCCACCCCACTTTCCGTGCTGTCGGAATATCGTGTTGGATCGAGGATGTTTTCGTCGAACTCCTTGCCGAGCGCGCGAGCAACGGCCTTGCCCTCTTGCTGCAGGTCGTTCACGAGTCCAGCGAATCGCCCGGCGAATGTGTTGATATCTGGGCTGTCTTGGAGAAGCGATAGAGCATCTCCGGTCGTCGCCAGGAATTGCTTGGTCGCCACTTCGGCATCTCGAAGCTGGCGAGCTTCCGTATCGCCAAGAACCTCTTCGCTTGTCCCCGTGATGTTCTGTCCGGTGATCGAATACTCTCCCGGCCTTAGAAATTGTTGATTCCCTTCCTGATCGAAGAAGCTTGCGATGTTGGTTTGCGGATCGATAGAGGCCGTAACAGGTCGATTGCTGTCGCGCGGAACGATATTGGCCCGATCGGGCTCCGCCTGCTCCGGCGCGGAGCCGAGCGCCGCAAGCGCGCCGTCGAGAGCGCCTTGCGGATCGTCCACCACGTCCTTGCGGAATTGGTCGATAACTTCCTTGGGAAAAACGCCGTCCCGCTCCGCCGCATCCGCGACCTGGTTGAGATACGTCGAGAGCTGGTTGGGCGGCACGCTTTCCTTGCCGAACAGAAGCATACCCGCGAGCTGTTGCGCCTGGGCGGCCCGTTGGTTGGCATCGAATTCCTGTTGGCGCAATATACCGAGGCGCTCGGCCTTGTGCGCCTGCGCTTCCTGCCGCTTCTGCTCGGCGAGCAGCGATTCCATCTTGATGCCGTGCTCGGATTCCAGAAGCCCGAGCTTGCGTTCCTCGCGGCCCTCCTCGCGCCGGCCGGCCTGAGCGGCGGCTGTATCGAGCGCCACCGTGCGCGGACCGATCGGGCCCCCGCCCTGCGCGATCTGCGAAAGAATGCCGTCCACCATCGCCGTGGTTCCTCCGTTAGAAGCTAAAGTCGGGCGTCGTCGGCACTTGTGGCACCGAGATCGGCTGGAATGTCTCGGCCCCGCCTTGCGTGCCGAGAATGCCGCCTGCCGAGGCGAGCCCACCGATGTTCTGGGCCACGTTCAGAAAGCCGCTCGCCCGCGCCTGCTGGCGCCCGAGCGCGGCATCGGCCTGTCCGGCGGCGGCGTTCGCGCCAAGCCCGGCAACCGTCGTCGTCGCTGCGCGGCCCTGCTCGGACAGGCTGAAGAGCTGGTTGAAGTAGTTGTTGAACTCGGACGAGGCCAGGCCCTCGCCGAAGCGCTGGACGGCCTTGATCCCGGCCCCGGATTGCAGAAGCCCTCGCGAGGCCGCCGAACGCTCGACCGCCTTTACGCCCTCGTCAAGGCGAAACTGGAAGCCGGGGGATTTGAAGAACTCGGAGAAATCCCGGCCGTCCGGCGTCTCGCCGGTGCTCGTCGGCAGCCCGAGCGACAGCGCGAGCTGATCGAGCGCGGACGTGCCGACCCCGGAGAACGGCTGCAAGCTTTCCCGCGAGCGCTCGAACTCCTGGCCGATGATCTGGCCCGCCTGCTTGAAGCCCTTGGCGACCTTGCCGGAGGCGAGAAGCCCGCCAGCAATGTTCGCGCCGGCGCTGACGACCGAGCCGGCAATATCTGCACCACCAGGCATCAGTGAAGACTCCTTTCCGCCACGAAAACCTCAACCTCGTCATTGACGCCGGCGCTGCGCATGCCGATCAGCCGGCAATAGCGGCGGCAGGCGCGATTCGCGACCGGCACCCGGCCGATGATGCCCTGAAAACCCGCATCGAAGCAGGATTCGATGGCGCACTTGCCGGCTATGATGGCCGCGCGTCCGCGCACCTCCGGCAGGAACGCGACATGGGCGCGCAGAATGCCGGGCTCTTCCTCGATCAGGATGAAGCCGCCCGTCGGCAGCATCAGCAGGATCACATCTTCGCGAGCGGCCAGCTCATGCGCATCGATCGGCCACGGCAGCCCAACACGGACATGCGGGAAGACGGCTGGATGATTGAGGATGCGGTTGACCTGATCGATATCGCAGAACATGGCGCTTTCCGATATTGGTGCCCGGCGGGTCCGGGCAAGGCTCATGTTCCTGCGAGCGGGGGCAGATTAGGGCATCGCGCGCCGTGCGTCAATTCCGCCGCGAGTTTCGCCTTGACATTCGCCGCGCCCGCCGCAATATGGTGCAGCATGAACACCGCGCCGCAGTCCGGATGATCTATGCCCTCGCCATCCTCGCGAATCTGCCGCTGGCGGCCCTGCCGCCGGAGCCGATCGCCTACGAGACGGTCGAGCAGGCCGTCGAGGCCGCGTTCGAGGCCGTGCCCGAGAGCCAGTACGAATGGGGCGGCGCGATCCTGGAATGCGGCGACGGCTACATGTATACCGCGCCGGTGACGACGCGCGAGCCGACGCGGGTGAGCTATCGCATTGGCCTGCCGACTGGCTGCCAATTGGCTGCCATCTGGCATACGCATCCGCCTCATGCACGACTCGCCGGCAATCAGATGCGTTTCGCCGGCGATCGTGACCGCGATCGTTCACAGCCCACTCAGCAGGACATTGAACAGGCGGTAACGCTCGGCGTGCTCTCATATATCCACACCGGCGCTAAGACCGTCGTCGCTGGCCACGGAGATCGGTAGACGGCCGGTCAGATGACGCTTTCTCGACCACCTTGCCATTTTCGACAGTGAAATTCTCCGGATCACCTCCGGGACATTGCAACCACTTCTCACCTGCCTCGGTATCAGGCAGAACATATCCGCGCTGCTGAACGGCTTTTTCGTGGATAAAGCCTATGTGGCCACGAACCTCGCCGCTTTCGGGGTGATATTTGAGGAAGCTAATCATTTGCCGAACTGCGCTATAAGCTCGATGATCATTTCGTCAATCTCAGCATCGATAGTGCTCCCGCTATCGACGCGCTGGAATTGAAGACCGTATTCAGTCGGTCCAGCAGGCGGGCTGAAATCTTCCGGCAGATCCACACGCTGTCTCAAGAAAAAAGTGTCGAAATTGGCCCCGGTCGGGATCGCCAATGTTGTAAGAACTTCCGTCCAGGCACCTCCGTCCGTTCGGCGAACGACTCGAGCGCGATATTCTGCCGCATTGAGATTCGCATCAACCCCCCCCTTGGCATCCCACCTCACGCGCTTCAGATCAACGACTTGGGTGGCGATCGGACCGGCCGCGGTGATCGCTTTCGTGGCGCTCCAACTCGGCTCGAGAGGAGGCGTAAAAACTGCGCTGTCCAAAGAACTCCGTTTCCAACTCAGCGCCCCCGGCACGATCGCCGCCAAATCCACACCCTCGTCGGTCAGAAACCGATCCGCAATGATGGTGTTCGTCGCGATCTTGTCCGCCGTGATGGCCAAGGCGGCAAGGGCGGTGGTGCCGACGGCCTCGGCCTGAATCTTGGACGCGGTGATGGCATCGGCGGCGATCTCGTCGGCCGTGACCGCGCCGGCGGCAAGCTTCGGCGTGGTCACTGCTCCGGCTTCGAGCTTGTCCGTCAGCACCGCGCCGGCCGCTATGGCGGTGGCGCCGACTGCGCCGGCGGCAATCGAGTTCGCGACAACCGCGTTCGCAGCAACGATGCCGGCAGTGGTGAGCCCAGTCAGGGAACGGTTTGCCGCGTCGCCCAAACCGTCGAGGATGGGACTGGAGGGGATTGGCACGTCGTCGGCGTCGCGCGGAAACACAGTCACCTGACATGCGTCCACAAGCCATGCGCCGGTGCCGGCAGTGCCCCCATTAACGCCGATCTGACAACGTGCTTCTACCGTGTTTGCCGGAGCGGTGCTCACGCCGCGGATGCTTTGTACGCCGCTGGCGCCTGAATTTGTTATATTGCTCGCGATCACACGTTCAATCAGCCCGCCCGAAACATTGAGCCAATCGATGGTCCACTGGATATTTTGATCGGGGACCGAACTGGAATCGCGCAGCGCAAGTGCGCGTAACTCCAAGCGATCTCCTTCGGTTGCAGAGACTTTTTGTTCAAGGCGGCGATCAGCTTGGTTGTCAACCGTAAGCCGCGCTGAAAAATTACCTGGCAATTGGCCGGGCGCAGCAACAACCGAAGTAAATTCAGATCCGAAAGGCGTTGACCAGCCCCGTAGCGTTCCGGTCTCGAAGCCCCCATTGGTGAACAATCCCTCTCGTTTGCTGTCCGCCTCCACATCCTCCGCCGCGGTGTTGACCACCATGTCTCCGGCCAGCAGACCGTCCTGGAAGCTGAGCCGGCCGGACTCGTTGATCAACTTCGGGGCGGAGTCCGGCAGGAATGCCTCGGCGAACAACTGCACCTCGTCGATCTGTTCGCTGCCTGATACGCAGCCGATACCGACGATGATGGTGTCCGCGTCGGGCGCCCAGTTGGCCGTGGTGCCGCCGTTGAGCGCCTTCCACTGGCCAGTCTTGTCGCGCCAGACGAAGGCCCAGTTGCCCTCATCCGCGCCTGTAACCGCCGGAAACACCGTCCCCCGCCGCGCCTTGTCGTAGGCCACCCACATCACGCCATTGCCGACGGCGAACGGATTCAGCACGTTCGTGGTTGCCTGCGTACCATCGTTCACGAACGCGATGACCGCACCGTTGAACACGATCCGAGCAGGGGTCGTCAGGCTACGCTCGCCGGCCGCGTCGATGCCCTGTAGCGTCACCTCGCCGGGGCTGCCGCCGGGATCACTACCGATCCCGACCCACGAGTTGGGAACGAGCATGCCCCGCGCGGCGGCGACGTCGGCATTGTTCGCGGGCTTCTCGGCGCCTGATACTTTCGACAGAAAATCCACGGCCCCATCGGCGATCTTCAGATTCGTAACGGCAAAATCCGCCAGCTTGAGGGCTGTGACCGCCGCATCGGCGACCTTCTGCTCTTCCACCGCATTGTCGGCGATTTTGTTCGCCGTCACCGCCTTCACGGCGATCTGCGCCTCTTTCACGGCCTCCTGGGCTATGGCGACATCGGTTACGGCGCTCGCGGCGAGCTTGCCGGCGGTTACGGATGCGTTGATGATGGCCTGCTCGCCCACTTTTCCGGCAGCGATCTGAAGATCATCGGCAATCGCGACGAGCGCGCGCTCCACGGCATCCAGAACGACCGTGACCGGGCGGTCGCCGACGAAGCCCTGATCGCGCTGTCTGGTATCCTCGAGCTCGGTAAAGAACCGATACCATTCCCGGGTTACAAGCCCGTTCTCGTCGAGAAAAGGCTGCCGAGCCTGTGGGCGCGAGCGCGGCGGAGCCATTACCACCTCCCGCCGTCGATGTTCACATAGGCCCCGATCAGCGACAGCGGCACCGGATCGGAGCCCGAAACACGATAGGTCCGCGAGCGCGCCCGCCCGAGACGGCGCCGGAAGGCGCGCGTGCGGCCCTTGCCGCGGGCGCCCATGGCAAGCAACTTCTTGGGCCCGAATTGCTCGCCGTCCTCGTCGGCCCACTCGAGCCAGATTTGCGGATCTTCGCCCTGCCCGGTCGTCAGCCCCACGCCCGCGCCCAGATCGACGCGCACGAAGCTGTGCCGCGCGAAGGCATTGTTTTCGGTGGCCACCGGCGGCGTCGTCGCCGACCAGACAATCTCAGCCCCGTCGTCGGAGAAATGATCGAGCGAAATGTCGAAAATCTCGTTGCCGAGCCTGTTGCCCGTCAGCTTTCGGCCGAAGGCGCGCGCGAAGCCGAGCGCAACCCAGTCCGGGCGGCCCTCCGTCTGCCATTCCGACCACAGCCCCGTCGAGGCGTCATACACGAAGGTGCCGAAGTCCGGCATCGTCAGCACATAGAAGGCGTGGCCCTCGATGCGGAAGGTGAAGGCGTAGGCGGATGCGATCTCGACAACCGTTTCCCAGAACCGTTCGAGCGCATGCGTCGAGACGCGCTGCGGCGAATAGCCGTTCGCCCGCCAGACGGTGATGCCACCGCGCTCGTCCGAGCCGAGCCACATGATCGAGTTGTCGATCTTGCGCACCGAACGCGGCGCGAGAATGCCCACCTCCATCACGGTGCCCGGGTTGGGCGCAAACGGAAAATCCTGCGCGCCCGAGCCGAACCAGGGCTCGACCGTATCCGTGCCCATCAGGAACAGGTCGTCATGATCAGAGAACACGCGCAGCACGCGGTCCGGCGCGAACTCGGCCGTCGCGGAATCCAGCGGATCGTATGGCCCGCGCCCCTCGAACGGCGGCGAGATGAAGAAGCGCCCGGTATCGGTCTCGGTCCAGATGAAGACCGCATCCTGGTAATCGACGCTGGAAACGGTGCGGAAGCCCACATCCGTAATCCGCGTCACCTCCCCGTCGAAGGCGATGAAACCCGCACCGCCGGCGGCGATCGCCACCTGAGAGCCGTTGTCGGCCATGATGACGGGCTGAATGCCGATCACCGAATCGCCGGGAAGCTGCGTCGCGGTCCCGTCCTGCGCCAGTGTCCAGACCTCCTTGCCGCTGACGATGTGCGGGACGCCGTTCATGACGTGAATGCCTCGGATCGGCCCGGTCCCGACCTGGGCGAAGGTCTTTACGCCCGGCCGGCGAAACAGCACGCCGCTGCTCTTGGTCCCGCCCGAGGCCGGCGCGGTCTCGAAATACAGATTGACGAGACGCTGCGCCGAATAGGGCAGCGAGCGCGATTGGTAAGACTGCCAAGAAATCGGCTGAATCGGCATCCCTACTGCCCCCGGCCGCGCCCGAACTGGAAGAACACGGGCGCATCGCCCTGATCGAACTCCAGCGCCCTGCGATAGAAATCCTCCGCCATCGCGACCACCCGCGGCGCGGGCTCGATGCCGCCCATGATGTCGCCCGAGATGTTCATGGCGAGATTGTATTTCAGCGCGAGAATCCACTCGTTGGGGAAGTCCGCGTCGTCATCGGCATCGTCGAAGATGTCGAGCGGCTTGTAGTAGGTGAAATTGATGTACTCGTTCACCTTCACCGGCGCCGGCCAGATGAACAGGTCGCCGTTGAACCTCTTGGGGTCGTAGTAGAACTGCACCGGCGTGCCGGCCGTCTGCTTGTTCGGCAGGTTCAGGTAATCGATGCGCCCGAGCTGGACCATCTCGATTTCGGCCTGGAACGGCGGGGCGCCCTGCTGCCGCCGGGCGTCCGGAATGCGCAGCGCCTTGCCGATCTTCTTCGCGAAATAGAACACCCGCGCGCCGGACTCGAGCAACTCCGGCACGCCGGCCGTATCTGCGATCAGGATCTGCGGCTTGACCGTCTTGACCGTGGTCCAGAAAAAGCCGCCGCCGGGCTTGGCGATGCCGATATGATCGCCGACGGCGATCTCCCGTACGCTCGAATGCGCGGTCGCCGAAAGCGGTCCGAGCGTGACGACGCGGGAGCTCTGCGGCATATCGGCCGCCAGCGAGGAAATCGTGAACTCCTCCGTCGCCGCATCCGGGCTGTCGGTGAAGCTTCCGTCCGCGTTCGGAGTCGGGCCGATCCGGTAGCGCACCTGCGCCGGTTGAAGGAAAAGCGTCGCCGAGTTGCGGGACCAGAGATGCGCGCCGGACGCCTGCCACATCTTGATCAGGTCGTCGAGCGCCTCGGCGGCGAGCTCCACGTCATGATCCTGAGCGTCCTCGTCCGCCGCCTTGGCGCCGATGATGGTCAGTGCACGGTTGATGATGTCGTTGCGAGTCCGCGCCATGGCCATCGATCGTCACCTCTTCTTTCGCTTCGCGCCCCGCTTCCGCTTCTTCGGAATCTTCGCGCCGGACTTCCGCGCCGTGCTCAGGGACGCCGCCACCGCCTGCTTTCGCGGGTGCCCCGAGCGCACCATCTCGCGGATGTTCGAGGAAATCGTCGATCGCGACCGACCCCGGCGCAGCGGCATTCACAAATCCTCCGGCTTCACGTCGTTGCGATGCGTCACCGTCGGCGGCGCGGCGCTCGCGGTCTCCGGATCGGGCGTCGTGCCCGGCATGATCGTCGTCTCAAGGCGGAACACCGTGCCGGTGCCGGGGCGGGACACGTCGGGCTGCTGGCGATCCGGGAACCCGCGCAGGAAGTCCTGCGGCTGCCGGCGCTCCCAGGACTGCTTGCGGATAAACCAGCCGTTCCACTCCTTGCGGCAGTCGTTCGCCTTGTATTTGAAGCCGGTTCTATCGCTAATCGCACTCCACGTTGTTGGTCCCCTCCCGAAGGAAGTTCGCGTGACCCTTGCGGAAATTGCGCGTCTTAGCAGGCATGGGAGACTCCTTCATCGGTGATTTTCCAAAACCGGCGCGGCATCTCATCACCTGTGACCGCGGCCCGTCTTGCGGCCGTGTCGGCCCCCGTGCTTCGAGGCGGTCTTGCGCGCGGCGCCGTAGGCGCCGGCGTGCTTCTTGCCCTTGTGGCCGCGCTTCATGCTGCCCTTATGCCCCTTCATGCCGTGTCCGCGATGCTTGGGCATGTCAGATCTCCTTTCAATTTCGCTGCTTGGTGAAATGGAGGATCGCCGCGAAGCTGACGTTGTCGGCCGCCGTCGAGACGATCACGTTCCCCGTCCGTCCTGCCCCCGCATTGTTCGGGATGCCGCCGAAGCTGTGGAAGTTGAAGTCCTGCGCAAGGCCCGGGCCGAACATCCAGGCGAGCACGTTCGCCGTGGCGTCCCAATCGATCGAGACCTCGCCCTGGGCATTGAACCACAGGCACTTCAGCTTGAGGCGCTGGGCGGCGAGCCCGCGGGCGGTATCGATCGGCGCCAGCGTCGAGATATCCAGCGTCGCGCTCTCTCCGCCCACGGCCCCGGTGCCGATCACCTTCCACGTGACGTTGCGCTCGCCGTCCTCGAGAATCTGCGTGGTAATGGCCACCATGCCCTCCAATCAGGACGGATCGCCAAGGGCGCCGTCATCGTCCATGGCGTAGGTCACGACGACCGTCGTGGTGCCCCCCGTGGCCGCAGAGGCGCCCACCTTGCCGAAAACCTCGGTGTCGGCCGCAAGTACCGCGCCGGTAAGAGCGCCGGAGCCGTTGAACGCCACGTCGTCGGCGTCGAGCTCAGCCGCAAAGCCGTCATTGTCGCCCGAGCTTCCGATATCCACAGTCGGATTGGTGCCACCGGTCGCGCCGCCAAGCGAATGAACGCCCAGCGGACGCGCGCCCTTGGGAAGCGTGCCCAGGCTGACCTGTGTAGAGGAGGTCGGATCGAAGCTGGCCCGGAAGGCCAGGATCTGCACCGCGACGGTGGCGCCGCGCGTAGGCTGGTTGCGCGTATAGCCCTTGAACGTCGTCCGCGCCATGGATCATCTCCTTGCGTCAGCATTCCCCGCAGGGATGGAGAGAGGCGGCCGGGCCTCTCAGGTCTTCTTGGACTTGTCAGCCGACGCCTTCGACGGCTGCTTGCCCTCCAACGCCACGAGACGCTTCTCAAGAACCTCAATCCGCTCGCGGCATTCGGCCAGATCGGCCCGTTTCCATTTGCTCATGCTTGACCTCCATCAAGCACCGGGTGAGCCCCAAAGGCCACGCCAATCGGACCAACCGGGCACGAAGCGCATGTAGGCCTTGTACTTCATGTTCTCCGTGTCGAAATCGTTGTCCTCGGTGAACTCCGTCTCCTCACGGTTGAACAGGCACATGCCCTGCTCGGCGTCGGACCGGATGAACCAGGCGTCGGGATCGGTCAGATACGTGTTGACCACGTAGCCGTCCATGATCGAGCCGCGCGTGCGCAGCGCGTTGACGGCGTTGTTCGCCGTGTCGTTCTGGAGCTGCGAGCCGAGAATGCGCTGGGCGGTGAACTGCAATGCCGTCGGCACGATCAGCCGATAGGCTTGCAGGTTGATGCGAAGCCCGCGCGAATCCTCGGCATTGTGGATCTGGATCACCTGATCCTCGAGCGCCTGTTCGGAGAGATCGGAGGCGACCGAAAGCAGGTTCGACTGCGCGCCGTCGTCGGTTGCATGGTCACTGGCGAGCAGCGCTGCACCGTCGCCGCCGGGGAAGTTGGAATCGAAGGCGCGATTGTAGACGTTCGCGGCGACGATTTCCTTCGTGGTCCGCATCGAGAAGGCGAGGCGCGCCGTGCGGTCCATGACCACATCCTCATAGAGGTTGTCGGCGAGTTCTTCCTTCGTGACGATGAAGCCGAGCGCATATGGGATATGCGTGTACCGGCTGACCGGGCCTTGGCGGTACGTGTCGAACTGCGTCGAGGTGCCCTGCTCCTTGATGGGCGCCAGTCCGAAGCCGATAAGCTCGGGCGTCTCCTCGTATGCCTTCTCCGACTGCTTGACCTCGAACAGGTAGTTGTAGAGGTGCTCGAAGCCGGCATATTTGAGGCCCCAGAAGGCGTAAATACCGGGCCATAGGGTTTTTGGCGCTGAGCCAGTGGTGATGATACCGGAAGCCATCCGTCAATGCTCCTTCGTCGCCTTAGACCCCGGCCGTGCCGGCCGTCTGGGTGTGCTGGTTGATCATGACCTCGACCTTGGCGTTCGCGCCGAGCTCGTTCTCCACGTCGCGGACGAGGCGAAGGATCTTCACCTGCGCGGTGGCAAGCGCGGAGACCGCCCCGATCTCGAAACGAGACCGACCCTCGATCGCTACGCCAGCGGACAAGTTGGCGTTGTTGCTGATGTCGGTGGCCGCGAGCGTGCCCGCGAACTGCGCCTCGAACACCAAGTCCGGATCGTCGTGGACGAGGATATACTGCTCGGTGCTCGCCGTGGTGTTCAGCGTGGTGTCGAAGACGATGCCCTCGTCGTTGAGATTGACGGGGCCGTTCGTCCGTCCAGCCATCACGCCGGTGATCAGGTTGCCGTCGCCGGCCGTGGCCCGAGTCACCGTGGGAACCCCGTTGGTGTCGGCGGTGCCGGTGACAACCACCGGATCGCCGGGCGCGATCACCTGCGAATCGGAGGCCGCGACATGATAGAGGCTGCCGGAGCCGTTATAGGGCGCACCGTTGCGGTGCCGGACGGCGCGCAGCCCGAAAGGATTGTCAGTGTTCGCCATTGAAGGCTCCATCGATGCCGGCCCTCGCGCCGGCGGATGAAGCCGTTTTCATCCAAAGGCAGCGGTAGGCCGCTATTCCGAGAAAAACTGGTTATTGCCTTTGGAGGGGTCATACAGGACTGACTGTCCCTTGCCCCGAAAGCCCTGGTCGCCTGCGATATGACCGCGGCGCGTTTGCTGTGCGGTCTTCTCGATCTGGGCGGCCTTTTCCTTCTGGTCTTCCTCGTAGAATTCCTGAGGAGTTTCCATCAGGTAGGCACGCAACCCATCGCCGCTCTTCTGAGTGCCGACATGCTGCGACTTGCGGCTACCCGTGTCACTGGTGGGAATAACCGCATCGGCATCTTCGACAAAGGTATAACCCTTGTCAAGCATTTCCTCGAGCCGGTTCCCTTCGTCGTTTACCCAGCGCCGGACGAAACCCTGCTTTTTGGGCGCGAGCAGCTTCTGGCCCTGAATGCCACCAAGGCGCTTGCGCGCCTCGCGAATCTTGCGCCGGCGCTCGGCGGCGAGCGCGTATTTGTCGTTTGCGGCGCTTTCCGGCTGCCGGACGGACTCGGCCTCGGCCTCGGACGCCTCGACGGACTCGGGCTCCGGCTCGGGCGCCGGCCGAGGCTTCTGGTCCAGATGATGCCGGCAGTAGCCGTCGGCATCCACCATCCTCATATGGCAGCGTCCGCCGTTCCTGAGCGTGCCCTTGCATGTTTCGGTCATGTCAGCCCTCCATCTGCTTGTAGTAGGTCTTCACGAAGTCGTCCTTCGAGCACATGCCCCGCTTAACGGCGCGATCGCACGCGGCCTGATACTCCCTGGGCATGTTCTCGTAGGACTGCTTCTTGCCGCCGGCGGGCACGCGGCGCGATCGCTCGACGGACGCCTGGCCGGCAGGCTGCGAGCCGGCGCCGGTCTTGCCGCGGGAGAAATAGTCGGGAAACGCTTCCATGACGCGGGCCTTCACCTTCTTGAGATGGGCTTCGGGATCGAGATGCGGCATGCGCTGTGCGATGCGGTCGCTCTCGGCGCGGGCATAGTCCGTCATCGCATCATGCGTGCCGTACCAGTCGTTTTCGCGCTCGAAATCCGTCAGCGCCTGCTTTGCATCGGGCGGCATCTCGTTCGATTGAACAGGCTTCTCGGGCTTCTCGGCCGCCGCCTTCTTTTGCTTGTCCAGCGCCTCGTAGGCTTCGAGATCGCCCTCGCGCACGGCGTCGCGCTGCTTCTGTTCGTATTCGGCGATGACGCGCTTGCGCTCGGCCTCCAACGCCTCGCTCGTAAAGGCACGCCACGCTTTGATCTCTTGGTCCTGAGAATCGACTTTTTGCTCCGTCTTGGAGAGCTGCGTCGATAGACGTCTCAGATTCTCGCGCAGGATCGGCGTCACGCTCTCGGTCATATCGACAAACTCTTGAGCGTCACGCCACGTTGCCGGATCGCCGCGATATTCGTCCTTCGGTTTCCAGCCGAGCTGGCGCGCGCGCTCCTCGATATCGGGAGAAGCGTCGGTGCCGGTGGCGGACTCCTGCTCCGGCTCGGCCGGCTCGGCCTCCGTCGTGCTGGTAGCGTTCTCGTCCACGGTGTCGGACAGGTCGGGTGCATTGCTCGCCATGTTACGCCTCCTCTTTCTCGATCACGGCGATGATGTCGTCGGCGTTGACGACGCGGTATTCCTCGTCCTCGTCACCCCGCTTCGGACAGATGGTGCCGGCGTACTTGGTGATCAGCACATGTGCGCCGGGCGCGGGCCAGAAATCGAGCTTCAGATCGGCCGTCTCGCCGTTTTCGACCAGGACCGCTTCAAGTTGGGCCATTTCCTTCTTGTCGCGGTATTCCTCGGGCAGAATGATGCCGCCCTTGGTGCGCTCCTCGACCTTGATGATGCGCACGAGCACGCGGTCGCCGAGCGGAGTGATGCCGGGGTCTTTCATTCCGCTGCCTCCCTGTGCCGATCCTCGCCCAGAATCGACTGGATGTCGTCCGTGCTCAGATTAAGGATGTTGTCGATCATCGACGCCATACCGGCCCATCCGGCAGCTCGCAGGCGCAAGTGCCCGAGTTGCTCTTCATCGGCCACCAATACGGTGCGCGCGATGTCCGTGATGTGCGCGTCATACTGGACTCTGAGGTGCTGAAGAAGATCCAGGAACCACCGATTGTCCTCCTTCCACCGCTGGAGATCGTCCGGGCTGAGATTGAGGGCCGCCCTGCTGCCCGCTGCCTTGGCTTCCATCGCCGATCAACTCCCTTGCTGCAATGATCAGTTCCTTCATGTTCAGAAGGTTGTCCGCGCCCAACTCGTCGCTCTTTGCGGCCTTCTCGAACGCGCTCGCAAGCTGCTCGATTCCCTTGAACAGCATCTCTTTCTGCTTGATCTGCATCTCGAACAGCTTGGCCGCCTGCTCCGGCGTCGGGCCCTGTTGCTCGGGCGCCATGAAGCGCTCGGGCTCCTCGATCCCGGCCGTGCGCATCGCCTCCTCGAGAATCGTTATCGGGTTCGCGCCGGGAAACTGTATGAAGCCCAGCAGCATCTGCGTGCGGGCGGCGCGCTGGATGTCGGTGGACATGGACGGATCGGCGGCCGGCACGATGTCGAGGCTGACCGTCTCGTAATCCTGCTCCGCGATTGCGTCCGGATCGTCGAGCACACGCTTGTATTGCTCTGGGTCGAGATGGCGGGCGTTCAAGTCGTAGAGCAGCTTGAACTCCTGCTTCATCGACCGCCAGATGCGCTTGAAGATCGCCGTGTAGACCTTCATGCCCTGCTCGATCAGGGAGAGCACCGTCGTCGCCGGGGTGTTCGCGGGCGGCGGCCCGCCGCTCATGACTTCGCTCACCGAGGAGATTTCCTTCGCCGCATCGACGAGCAGGCCGAGCATGGCGAACAGCACCTGGCTCGGCTCGCGTACCGGCAAAGGCAGAATGGCATCCTTCATCGGCGCGCCGCCGGTATCGACCTTCTTCCATTCGCCCGGCGTGAAGCGCAGCGCGCCCGAATCAACACGGAAGCCCTTGGCGATGAAGCCGCCCTGCACGTTCGACAGGTGCCCGGCGTCGATCAGCATGTTGACCAGGCTGTCCACGGCGTCGTTCAGCGGACGCAGAAGCTGTCCGAAGCCCTTGGAATAGAAGCTGCCTTCCGGATCGGGGAAGCATTCGTACTTGATGAAGTACTTCCGCGGCGTGATCTTGGCGATTCGCCCCTCGGAATCGACGACAATATCCCTGGCATCGAAATTCGCCACTACGCGGGCAACCTCGCCGGTTTCACGGGAAACGGTGACGATATAGGGCTCGGGCCGGTCGTCGCCGTCGATATCGAACCAGGTGTGCTGCTCGATGAACTCGACGGGGGCGTGCTCGTCCTCGGCCGGGCTGCCGAAATCGGCGTCGCGGAAGACGCCGAGCGCGATCTTCTGTGCGATCTCGTGCGGATACAGCGCTGTCCGCTGCGAGATGCGCGGGCAGTCGGTCAGGTTCTTGGCATAATTGTTCACGACCAGATCGGTCGCGAGAACAAGCTCGGAGACGTTCCGGCCGCGGGACGGATCGAACCACACCTTGCGGAAGGCGCAGCCTTCGAGCGGCAGCGTGAGCAGCAGGCGGTCGGTTTCCTCCTCCCAATCCTCCATCTCCTCCATGAGCTGCCAGCTCATGTGCGAGGAGACGCGGGTGGCGCGCTTCTGCTTCTCTCCGTCCGTGTCCTTGCCGATCACCCGTGCGAGCGCCGGCGTGCCGGAATTAACGATCGCGGGATAGGCGCGCGCGTTGAACTGCAAGGCCGCGACCGTCATCAGCGGATAGGTGAGGTTCGATGCGTCCGGCCACGGATAGACCTTGGTATCGTCATAGAGGTTTTGGCCGGCGATGCGCCGGATATCCTCGATTTCCAGTTCCCACTCCGCGCGGGACGACAGGTCGTCCTCGAAGCCGCGAAGCGCCCGGTCGCCCCATTCGCCGAGAAGCTGCTCCTCAAGGTAAGGCGTGATGTTGGCCTGATTCGACAAAAGCGCTAGCCGGTCGGCGGCCGAAAGCTGCTCAATATCCTCCGCGGCGACTTCCCCGCTGGTCTCTTCGGTCTCTTCGGAGGCGATCTCGGCGATGTCCTGGGGCGATGTCGCCATGTCAGTACCCCGTTCTCGGGTTGCGGCCAGATGCACCTGCTGTTGCGCTCGCGCGGATCATCTCGCGTTCCTCCGCCGGCGCGTCGATGTCAATTCCAAGGGAATCGGCGAAAACCATGAAGGCGTCAGCGCCGTGACTGGCGGCGTTGTGCACCGGGTTGGGTTTCCAGTCGCCGCGCCTGTCATCCCATTCCTTCCGATATTCATCGAGACAGTCGGTCCCTTCGCGGCACCGCTCCTCGTCGAAGAAGCATTGCGGGATCAGTCGGCGCGCCCGCTCAATACTTTGTTGCTTCGACGGCGTGCGACGCACAATATGCACCTCGAAACCGTTGTCGTAAAGGACTTCCGCAACAGATTGGGATGATGCCAAGGATTTGCGGTCGCCGTCATGAGGTAGAAAGGCGGTCCCGTAATTGAGCGGCCGTAGCCCGTCGCGTTTGTTTTTCAGCATGTGGACGTAGTATTCGATGCCCTCGCCGGACGCCTGAAAATAGTCCACAAAGCGGTAATCCAGCCCGACGCGCTGATAGAACCAGATCGCGGTCGTATCGCGCCCGAGATCCCAGAAGGTTTCGATCGGAATCATCGGGTCGATCGGCACGCGGCAGATGCGGCCGGTCGCGCGCGCTTGCGCCATGGCGCGATTGAAATACGCGCCCTCGATCGACGCCTCGAACGCCTCCTGCCAATAGGACGGATATTCCGAGCGCATGCGATCCTGGTAGGTCTCGAGCTCGACCGCGTACCACAGTTTCTGCTCAGGCGTGAGATGGATGTCCGCAGCGGCAAGGCGCTCAAAATATTCATCGAGTGATCCGCCATACCACTCGCCGCCGGGGATGCGGTATTCGGACTCCTCCCACCACGGATAAAAGTGCATCCGGAAATGCTTGGGCGTCAGCGGTCCTTGATGATTTGCCGCGCGCTTGCAGATCTCAAAGAAGTGGCCTGTGCGCCCGGCCGCCGTGCTCTCGACGATCAGGCAACCATTGTCGGGCACCGTCGGAATCGCGCCGGTCTTGACCTCTTCCGCGCGCTCTGGCGCGAACTGGCACAGGCGGCCGTACTCGCTGAGGTGCATCAACTGATAGGTGCCGCTTCTCAGCGACGTGCCCACCATCAAGGCCGAGCCGTTGGGAAATCGAAGGCTGCTCGCGGTATCGTTCGTCGCTGGCATCATCTCCTTCACAAAGGGCGGAAGGTTGTCGTAGGCGAATTTGACTTTCTCCTCGAAGATCGCCTTCGCGGCGTCCTCCTTGTGCGCGATCGTGCCCGCATTGGTGTCGGGGATGAACAGGCAGTCGTCGAGCATGCTGATCTGCACGAAGGTCGTCATCCCGAGCTGCCGACATTTCAGCAGAACGTTCCTGCGATGCAGATTGTACCAGAGCCGCATCTGATGGCGGTTCGGACGGAATTTGATCCGCCGGCCCTTCTTGGTCTTGATCCAGTAGAGATTGTTCAGCCGCCACCATTTCGAGGCGAGCAGCCGGCCGAAGAGGTGATCTTCGTCAACGCGCCCGCCTTTCGTCTCGCGCGGGGCTTCGTCGGCCGACACCGCATCCTCGTCGGGCGGCAGGCCGTAGACTAGGCTCGCTCCCAGATCGTCCACTACAGCCCCTCCACCACCTCGAACTCGGCGATGGTCGAAAACAGTTGCGACGGACTCCCGTCCTGGAAACGCAGCTCGGCCTTCCAAATGCCGGCCTGATCGAGATCGCCGTCGGCAAAAATGTAGGACGCCCAGGTGTTGGCGGCGAACGTCCCGGCCGACGTGACAAGCTCGGTTGTCCCGAGTGTGCCGGGGACGGTGATCTTTGTCGAAGCGTCCGGCTTGAGGAAGGTGAACTGCAGGCCCGTCTGCGCCGACATGTCGAAGCCGGTGCCCATGACGAACTGGATGCCGAACTCGGTTTTGATCAGGGGATTGGTTGCCAATTCAGCCTCCCAGAGCCGATTGCGAGCATGACAGACGGGCGACGACTGCGCAAGGACCACCGTCTATGGACGCCGCGACAATCCGCGGCTCCGGGGTCATCTGCCGGAATCTGGATATACTCGCAGTGATCGGGGAAAAGACGCTCAGCTCGTCGTTGATCGAGGCCGTGACGACCCGCGGCGAGGCGTCCATGCCCCGGAATACCGCGCACACATCGACCGCAGCGGGCTCGACGACGGACACGCTCGGCTGCGAGATCGTCGCCGTCAGCGTGATCGATTCCGGTGCCGCCAGGGACTCGCCCACCTCTTGGCCGGTCGGCTGACTGACGGTGGGCGTCAGCGAGATCGACTCCGCCGCGGCGGCCGTCTCCGCCTGGGCCGATGGGGCGGAAACCGATAGGGTGACTTCGAGCGACTCCGCAACCGCTCCGGTTTCGGCGATGGCCGTCGGACTCGTCACCGACGGCGCGAGGGAAATCGATTCCGGTGATGCCTCGAAAACCAGCGTCTGTTCGGCGGTGGGCGCGGTGATTGCCGGGACGACTTGAACGGATTCCGGCGCCACGGCCGTTTCGGCCTGCGCCGCCGGCGCGGTAATCAAGGGAACAACGTCGATCGATTGAGCGTCTGCGCCAGTCTCGGCCTGCGCTGTCGGAGCAGTGACGGTAGGAATGGCGTCGATCGACTCCGGCGCCGCCGATGACTCGCCCCCACCCCCGCCCACGTCCTCATCTTCATTGAACTGAAGCGGGCCGACGAAGTATTCCTCGGCCCCATCCTCATGGACGTTGAGCCCGCCGATGAAGATGTCGCGCGCCATCAGGCGACCTCAAGCTTCGGGTCCACAAGAACTGTGCGATTCCCAGCAAGTATCGGGACGACCGTGACGACGCCGGAAACCTGCGGCGTGTAGGTAAATTCGATCTTCTTTGGCACTCCGACACCCGTGCCGTTCCAGGTCGAGGCCATATCGTCCGTCAGATTGACCCCGGCGGCATTTGGTAACGGGCGAGTCGACAGATATTTTTGCCGCGCTGTTGGCATTGCGGAGTCGTCCGGCCCGAGCAGACGCGCATGGAATTCCTGATCCGTGATCTCCGCGTCGGTCGCCAGGTGCAACGTGATCGTGATCTGACTCCCGCCTGCGACCCACCGTGCGATCTGCGCACCCTCGATCGTGTGGGCGAAATTAGTGTCCGCGTTGCCCTCCATTTTCCATGAATACGGGTTCGCCTGCTCACCGTCGTCTGCGCCCCCTGTCCGGCGCTCAGACAGGACGGTCCGGATTTCCCCGTTGTCGCTCTCCCACCGAGTAAGGCCCAGAGGCGGGGTGGAAATTGTCCCGTCGGCGCAATTCTCGACGGAGATCCACGTACGATGCCGGGTGGTCGTCTCGTAGAGGCTCGACGTCGCGTCGAGTCCTGGAATGTTGCAGCGGCGGAACGTCGCGAAATACGACCCCTCCTCGCTACTGCCGCCGCGCTGGACGTCAAGCAGGCTGGCGGCAGTATTTATAAAGTTGACGCCCTCACATTCGATGCTGCCTGTCTCTTTGGTATCCGAACCGGCGTTGCTATTAGCCGCCCAAGTTAACAGCGGCCCGTTATTCACAATCGTGAAATCACCGCCAATGATGTGCACGTGAACGTCATCGCTGACAGTCACCGTGCGCACCGCCCCGAAATCAAACGTGCAGTTGATTGCGGTTATTCTCGCCGCCACCCCGAATCCGCAGTCTGCATTGCCACTGCCGCCGCGACCAACGAGCGTACATTCCTCGATGACGATTGTATCGGACCCAAGAGTCGACGAGTTTTTACCACCTAGCACGAGTTCGTCGTCGGACTCTAGATGCAGGCCCCATGCATAGACGAATCCCTCCCAGTGGATATCGTTCGAGCCGTCGGCAGTCGTCAGTTTCGCGCCCGCCTCGCCGACACCAGTCATTTTGTTCGTCGAGATCACGCTGACGAGCGACTGCGGATCGACTCCACTGACCCCGATCCACGTGATCACCGTATTCGACGTGAAGGTTTCAAGATGATCACTGGCGACGCGCACCTCGTCGCCCGACGCCGCATTCGTAGCAGCGCTCAGGATCGATGTGTAAGCGTCCCCCCACGACGTGCCGTCGTTAGCACCGGACGCGTTGGAGTCGACAAAGATGACGGCCATCATTCACCTCGAATGAGGAAAGGCGTCATCACTGTCGTTCGGTCGGACTGCGGCACGGCCTCGTTCTCGATGAAGTTCACGATCTCATCCGACAGTTTGATCGCATTGCCAGCCTCGCTCGCGCTGACTCCGACGACACTCGGGTCGAAGTTCGGGTCGTTCGCCGGGTCTTCGTTGCGCACGATCTCTTGCAGCCGTTTGGCCTCCTCGCGAAGTCCGTTTAACTGCTGGACCCAGTTGCGAAGCCGCTGCATGAGAATTTCATTTTCTTGCTTGGTGAGTGCCATGTGTTCCTCCTACCGTTTTGGCACGATCGCGTGCCGGAGAGAGATCGGCGCCTTCGGGTTGGTGCGCCGCTCGATCGCATCGCTGAGCTTGTCGTAGTCGTCGGGCGCCCCCGGAACATCGACATGCGTCGCTGCCGCAATCGCCGCGCGCTGCGCCTTGGCGCGGATGGTCCGGACATTGGTGCTTCCCCAATCCAGCGGCGGAAAATCCTCGGTGGGAAACCCCGTGAGTTCGGCACGCTCCATCACATTCCCGATGATATCGGGCCAGTTGTCGTGCCAGTCCGACGGCGCCGGGCCCAGTTCGGACTCGGGATCGACGCGGTAGACAATACTTCCACCCCACCCGAGCAGGATAAAGGCATCGTCCTGCATCAATCGGCCCCATACGGAGGCATACTGCCATTCGAGAATCGGGCGCCAATCCTCGAAGCCAAGGGCAACCACATGTGCTAGCGCCAGTGTCATGTATGCCTGCTGCCAAAGGGCAAACCCCATCCCCGGCTTTCGTTGAAGCCAGTCGCGTCCGCCGATCTGGCCGGCCGTCGCCCGCCCCGGATTGACGCCGCCGCGGCCAGTCCAGTTGGGCGTGCCATAGTCGCGTGCCTTCATGCGGGCGATGTGCGCGAGATAGAAGTCCCGCGCATTGTCCAGGACGGGGCGAAATGCCGGGCGCATCCTGGTCAACTCGGCCAGCGTGCGCAGGCCCCATGCGTCGGCTCGATCCTGCGGGGACATCGGCGGGCCGTCGTCATGCCATCCGAGCTTCTGTTCATACGCGGACCACTGCTCGCGCAGCTTGTCGATATATTTGTCGTCCCCCGTCAGCAGATAGGCCGGCCAGTAGAGATTCGGAGGGTGGGCAATGTCGGGCTTCCAGTTGGGGTTGCCGTCCACCTGGTCACTCCACGGAATGTCCAGATCCGCCTGGGCGATGACCACCTCGCGCATGTTCGACTGCCCGGCGAGCAGGGCGGCGGTCCACTCCGTGACGAGGCCGATGTCGCCGCGTTCGCCGGTCGAATGCATGCTCATCTGGAGGCCGACATTCTCCGACGTCAGGTCCGGCACGGACACGGTCTTGTCCAATCGTGCAATCGGAAACAGTCCGCCCTCGGTGAACGGATCGACGGCCCACCCCGACGACGAGGGCTCTGGCGTTGGCTCTGGAGTGGGTTCCGGGGTCGGCGCTGGCGTGGGATCCGGAGTCGGCTCTGGGGTCGGCGTGGGCTCCGCCGCACTTATCAGCTCGTCCACGCCGGCGCGCGTGACGCCCAGGTGATCGAGCGTCGCCCGCGCCTCGTCGATCTGGTTCTCCGTCCGCGCGATCGCCCAGTCGAGGCGTTGGCGGATCTGCTTGAGAGAAAGCATATTATGTCCCTGTTTTTGATTGCGCGAATGCCAGCAGCACAAGAAACAAATATAGCCCCAAAGCCACCCCCGGCACCATCACCGACATCCACCACCACGATATCCCCAGCGCGCCAACGGCCACGGCCGCAATCAGCGCAGCCAGGATTGCGAAGAGAATGATTGCGATTTGAAGGCCGGCCATGCTGTTCGCCCAGGCAATCGCGAGGATGATGAAGCCGGACGGCAGAATTAAAATCAGGCCGCCGTCACCGCCGCCGGCATGGAAATGATGATATCCTCGGTCGTCTTCCAGATGTTCCCGGACGTCACCGAAATCGGCCCCCCAACGATGGCTTCGGCCGCGATCAGCTCGGTGTCGTCGATCAGCGCCCAATGCGTCCAGTCCCCCGTCGTATCGATGCTGCCGTCGGTAATGGCCGGGATCGTTAGAAGCCGTTCGTTGCCCGTCCCGGCCGTGGGGCCGTTGATCGTCGGCCCAATCTTTTGGCCCAGCGAAGCGTTGAGCGCCGCCGTTCGAGTTGTCGGCTCCGACGAGGTGATGTGCAGCTCGAGACCGGCTCGCCCGGGCACGTCGCCGAGGCCGTTGTCTCTCACGCTGGTTGCCAGAAAGGTCATGTTTTGCCCCTTGTCACGACGCTCTTAAGGCGCCAACGCGCCCGCCACCGCAATCAGCACCGCAGCCGGCACCGCCCATTCGGCGTGCTTTTGGAAGTTGCCGCCGAGAAGCCAGCCGCGCAGAAAGGAAAGCCGGCGGGCTTTCTGAAACTGCGTGACCTCGCGGATGTAGATGCCGCCGGAAACGGAGACAGCCGCCGCCCAAGCGGGCGACAGCTTCGCGAGCAGGACAATGACTCCGAAAAGAATCAGTCCCGCGCCGGTGTGGAGCCCGACATCGCGCCAGTCAATCATGCGCCTACATCCGCCGAAAGGACGGCTGCTCAGCGTAGGACTTCGCCTTCTCGGGGCTGCCGTGATCGTGGGTCATGTCCGATCGAGCGCCGGAAAGCGCCTTGTGGCCCGTGCCGGGCCCCTCGGAACCGGGATTGGACATCACCGACTTGCGGCGCGAGCCCGTGAGCAAGCCGTGGGAGCGATTGCGGCCATGTGAATGAGAGCCGCCGGGATAAGCCATGCCGGCCTCCATAATCGAGCGGCATTTTGCCTCACCGCATCGGCGCCATCATAGAGCCGGGGCGCGCAATGAGCAAGCCCTGTCGTCGCGCTCTCGCGTGATGGTGCTCTCCCTCGGGCTGGCTCGCTCGGAAGCCGTGGTACTCTCCTATCATCTGGCTCGCTCCTGAGGCTTGGTACTCTTCCATCGGATGGCTCGCTCCGGCGTGATGGTGCTCTCCCTCGGGCTGGCTGGGTCAGTCTCCCATTTCATACCGGCGCGCATCGGAGGCCGTTATGTGGTGGGCGTGATCGCCGAAAGCAATGATGTAGGGCAGCGGCGGCTCCGTGCCATGGTACTGACGCCAGGCAGTCTCATGCCAGTGCGCGAGGAACAGCTTGACCGCATAGCGCTTCGCCCTGGCATGGATGTGCCCTGGCGCAAGCCTGCCGCCGCTGTAATACTTGTACGCCTCCGTCGTCTTGGAGATTCTCTTGGTTTCAAGGGCGTGTCTCGCCTGCTCGGCGAAATCACCTGCCTCGTTGCGTTGCGTTTCGTCCTCCTTGCGCGTCTTATAAACGCCGCCGTAGAAGCTCCGTTCGTTGCCCGAGACCTTGACGAAACTCTCACCGATCTTCCAGCACAAGGTTTTCAGATCGGCATTCCAGGGACGCTTTTTCCCCTTCTCCCACCGTACCGTCGGGTCAAGACCGGCAAAACGCCAGATGTGACCGACGGTCGGTGCACGCTCGATATCGATGTGGGCGCTCAGCCCGGTGGCGATCACGGGTCCGATGCCGATCGTTCCTCGGGCCCAGAATGCCATCGGATCGTCCAGCGACCAATAGTCGAGCGCAATCTTGATCTGATTCTCGAGATTGGTTGCACGCTGCCGGAACCATTCAATGACCTCATGCGGCTCGCTAGCATCGATTGCACGGATCTGGTTCGCCGTGCGTTTTCGACGTTCCTGCAATGAATAGTAGAGATTGACCAGAAATCGTGTCTCTTTCTGTCCCAGAGTCTTGGCCGCCGTTCTCAAATCTTTGTCCAATCTCCGGGCGGGATCGAGATCGTCAATCATTTCAACGAGTTGTGCCATGATTCATTCCTTTCTTGGCAGCGTACCCATTCTCGCTTTCCCCGCGGCGATCACGTCCTTGGACATGTGTTCGCGTATCATCCGCCGGCGCTCGGGCCGCGGATAGCGCTCGAGCATCTTGATCATGCCGCGGCAGTCGAACTGCCGGCAGGCGAGCGGGCGCCGCTCGTAGATCGTGCAGCCATCCTTGCCGAGATAATGGCACGCGCCTTTAAGCGGGCCCGATAGCTGATTCAGAATTTTGAAGCCGGGCGCGCCGGTAAGCGGGTTGATGGCCACCTCGTAGCTATACTGGCGCGGATCGTCGCCATGCTCGGGATGCAGAAACACCGCGTCGTGCCGGCAACACGCGATGCAGCCCTGGCACGGCGGCGAGCCGAGGGGATATTTCTCGTCACTCGTCATCGACGCAACCTCGCAACGCCTCGTCCAGCCCCTTGCTCAGCGTCTCAACCAGCTGCGTGATTTGCGATTCTGGCTCCTTGCGCGGCGTGCTGATGGACCCGCCGCATGGACGAAAGCCGTTTTTCGGATCGAGGTCGACGTGGACATACATCGATCCAAATTCGGTCTTGATTTGGCGACAGATGGTGGTAGCGCGGCTCATTCTTCCCAGCCCATCAACGTCCGGAAGGCATGGATTGGCCATAACAGTATAAAGAGCAAATCCGCCCAAACGCCGCGCGACTCCGTCACGGTCGACAGTATCGTGCCGACAAACAACCATCCGATGATCAGGAAATCTAACCAGGTCATTCAACGTCCCCAAACGGCCCACCCTCGATCACAGTCCGGCCCCCAGTATCCGCGCGGTCGCTCTGACATATCGGCGATGCGCATCTTCCGATCGTCTGTGGCGAATTCGCCGATCGTGAAAGGCCTTCTTAGCTTCCTCATACTCGCGCCTGAGCGCTTCGTCCGCTGGCCCGAGATCATGCTTGCAGACCACCCGGCCGGCCTCGAGGCATACACTGTACGTGTGGCATGGACACAGAGGCTCGCCATTCTGTGGGCCCACACAGTAACCGTCGCTGATCATGTGTTTTCTCCCTCGATTTCCACCCGCACGGCATATTCCGTGCCGCGCTCTTGCCGGTATACCCAGGTCAGGCGTTCATCGCCGTCGTCGATGCCAAGACGATCGGCAATCCCATCGACCAGCGCTTTGAACGCTGTCGGCAAATTGTCGTGCTCGTCCTTGATCGCGCGCGGCCCGATGCGCGTCAGCGTGATCCGGTAGCGCGCCGCCGGCCTCGGTTTCGGGACCGCCATCGCCGCCGCTCTCTCCGCCTTGGCGCGTCGGGCCTTCGCGGCCCAGTGCTCGCGCCGATTGGCGGCGGAAACGATGCGGAGAGGGATCGTGGCAGTGATCATCTCGTCTCCTCCGGCCTCATGGCCGCCACGCGATCGGCCCGCACATACCGCACGTCGCTGTCGAAGATGCGGTGCCAGCACCACGAAACTTCGCTCTCTTTGACGTCTACAGGCCCTTGCTCCGGGTCGAGATCGTCCTCTCCATACAACTGTAGCCACAGTTCGTCGGGTGCGCCTCTCTCGTCGGTCTTGATCTCGTCCATGGCGTGCCTTTCTGTTTGTCGAGAGCGGAGAGCTTTCACGCTTCGCCGAGCCGAGCGTTGACGATATGGAGTCGGCACAGCGAATTATGCGGGTTATATCTCCATTGCGCGCACGTCTTTCTCGCCTGCTCCGAGCGTCCTCCGCTCTCGGGAGGACTGTGTCGGCTGAGACAGCCGGGTCGAGCGGTGCAGTCCCCCGTCATCTGGGGGTCGTACCGACACAGTCCACCGGAGAGCGGTTCTCTGCCTACCTACAATCCGACGAGTACGTTACGTGCCGCCTTACCCCCATCGCGTTCGATCGTCGAGGGCACGATGTCGCTCCGAAAATTTGGTTCATTGCTGCCATCTCGCCAATTCTCTTCGTTGGCATAAAATTCGAGCGCTGCGCGTAGCCGCAATACCTCAGTGGCCAGGTCAGGGACTGCCGCCACGAGCTCGGCATTTGCTCTGCGACGTGGCGGAGGGGAAGTGCCATGCTCACGGCGGCCCATGTCCTGCTCCGTTGGCATCGGCATGATTAGCGCCACACCGCCGCCTGGCGGGCGAGCACAAATGCTCCAATACATGTAGTCGGCATCTTTTGGATCGTCATTCCATCCGAGATTTTCCCACGGTCCTGGCGTCGCTTCTGCCAGCAACCGCTCAAGTCGCTCTGTCGATAGGTCAATCATCCGCTCTCTCCTGTCCAGATATCTAACGGGTGATCTCGTTCGCGAGGGTCATGCTGTTTCGTGTCGAGCGTGTTCCATGTCATCGTCAGACTCCTTCAGGTCTTCGTTGCAGACTGTCCTTCCAGTCACAAGTACCGACGACAATACCTTTCACGAGTCCATCAATTTGCGTGTAGTCTCCTTCGGTCCATCTCCATGCCTGCGTGCGCTCAGAGATTTCAGGTTTTGCCGCCCATAGATGTATATACCCATCTGCATCTCGTGACGCCCATTGCCACTGTTCATCTAGGACTTGCCAAGGAATCATATCCTTGGTCGGCACACAGCGATAACGTATATTTGGATGCCACTGAGGATATGTCGTAAAATGCCAATCACCATAATTACCTTCAAACTGAATCCTATGACCACGCCACCAATTCCGAAACAACGCAACCGCTTCATCTTCCGGCAATTCACCGAATCTCGGTCGGTTATTCCAGTTGATCTCAGTCATCAGTTGACTCCTTTTCCTCTGCAGAGCGGACACGTCTTCCGACCGAGTCCGCTGGCGATTGAGCCGTGGCCCCGACAGTTTGGGCAAGTGTCATCCTCGAGCAGCAGCGGCGCCAATGCGGCGGCCAGAAAGCCCACGGCGACGATGCCGATAATGATCCATGCGAGGGTGATCATGGCGTGGTCTCCGACCGATCGACAGGATATCCTTCGCTATCCAACCGCACGGCAAGCGCGTTTCGGATCTCGAGGATCTGATCGTCCTTTTTCAGCTTCTGCTTCATGGCCCAATGCTGGACGTCCCAGGCATCGCGCGCCATCAGTTCGAGCGTCGTCAGCGTGATTTTGTCCGTCATCGTCCGCCGCCCTCGTTGCCCGGAAGCGGCACGCCGCTGTCGCGGTGACGCTCCAGATATTCGTGCACCGCCTGCTGGCCAAGCCAGGCAAGCGAAATGCGGTGCCTCTCCGCCAGGGCGCAGAGCTCGTCGTACTCCCGCTCGGGCAAACTGATGGAAATTCGTGGCTTCACAGCGATAACCTTCCACAACATGTTCGATCGACAGCGCGTTGCAGCGCAGCGAACAGATTGTGGCAGGCTGCGCGACATGTCAAGGCGAAAATCCGCCCCATACGCCGGACCCGGTTTCAGTCCTCGATAAGGCTGTGATTCACGCGCGCCGACAGGATTTCCAGCGCGCCGAGCGTGCCCACCGCGTCCTTGGCCGCGCCGTCAGACCAGAAGGTAACAACCGACCCGTCGGACCTCACCGCCGCCGCGGCAACGCCAATAACGTCGCCCGCATGCATCCGCTCGAGCAGACGCTGCAGCTTGTCCACCCCGTCC